GAAACAGAAACAGTTAGATTATTCTGTCCAGAATGCATAGAAAAGACAAAGGAGATTGTTGATGGAAGAGATAGATCCGAAAACGCTTGATATTTTTGCGCCCATTGTTACAGAAAAAGAACGTCGCGAGCAGGGGCTTGAAAAAATTAATGCGCGCCTGTACGCTGCCAATAAGTTGGTAGACCCAGACGGAGTTCAGCACCCAAAGCCTCGTCCGGACGATCCGGATGAGTTGTTTGCGCAGGTGCTCCGTGATTTGAAAAGGGTGCTAACTCTTTTTGAGCAGTGGGTTGAGATAAAGAAGGAAAAAAGAGATGAAGGTCCATAGATTATCAAAACTTGCACTTCAAAAAATTCTTCAAGGAAAGGTAGACGGGGAGGTAACCTGCGTTATAAAATTTTATTCCAACGGTTGTCATTATTGCCATGAGTTGCACGAGCCCTATACAAAACTTGCCGACGAATACGAAAATTTATATTTTTTCGCTTTTAACGTTGGAGACTATCCAGAAGTCGAAGAAATTGTAGGGTTTGACGGGATTCCAACAATTTGCTTGGTTAAAACTGGTACCAACATTCCATCCAGACGCTTAATAGAGGAACCCAACACCCCCCATAAAAAAACGTGGTATCACATGAAGGACATTCGAAAGTTCATCGAGAGTGGAAAATGAGTTGTAACCGTTATAAAAATTGTTTATCGTATGATGATGTGCTTTTGAAGCCACAGTTTTCCGATATTGAATCAAGGGATGATATTAATATCTCTTCAGATCTCGGGAAGGGCATAGAATTAGCCCTCCCGCTTATCGCTTCCCCTATGGATACAATTTCCGAAGGTGTGATGGCCATGGCAATGGCTCATCACGGCGGCACAGCAATTATCCACCGGTATAATTCAATCGAAGAACAGGCGCGCCAAGTAAAGATGGCATATGCTTATTCCAATAAAACTTCAAGCCAGGATTTAATGATCGGTGCTGCTGTGGGTGTATCGGGAGATTATATCGAGAGAGCAGTGATACTCAATAAAGAGTTTGTTAATTTTATTTGTGTCGACGTGGCTCACGGGCATCATTCTTTGGTGCGTCGGGCTCTCGTCTCTTTGCGTGCTGCATTGGGCGACGATGTACACATTATGGCAGGCAACGTCGCAACCCTCGAAGGCATTAACGATCTTGCTGATTGGGGCGCCGATAGTGTCCGCTGTAACATAGGTGGCGGCTCCATTTGCTCCACAAGAATACAGACGGGGCACGGTATGCCAGGCTTACAGACGGTTATCGAGTGTGCCAAGACAGACAGAGACGTTAAAATTATTGCTGATGGCGGGATCCGCAACTCTGGCGATATTGTAAAAGCCCTGGCGGCTGGTGCCGACGCTGTGATGTGCGGCTCTCTCTTTGCGGGCACTCACGAAGCCCCTGGAAAGGTTTTCCACGACACAGACGGCTCCAGTTGGAAGACGTATCGAGGAATGGCAAGTAAGGAAGCACAGGTAGAGTGGCGAGGGCGCTACAACTCCTTTGAGGGCGTGGCAACACGGGTTCCATACCGGGGACCAGTTAAGAGCATTCTAAATGATTTAGAAAAGGGTATCCGTTCTGGGCTCTCTTACTCGGGAGCCAGGAGCATCGAGGAGTTCCAGAGTAAAGCCGTATTTGTCCAGCAGACAACATCGGGACTTAGCGAGAGCCACACCCATATTACCACGAGGAAATGGTAATGTCTACTGACGTAGATTATAAGAACCTCGATAAAAGGATTATGTTTAGCGACAACGGACACCGACACGCTAAACTCGTGATAAGATTAAAGACAGACGGCTTGACGCAAGCAAAGTTTTTTCGCCACATTGTAACTGGCTATATCGAGGGTGATGAAAGGATCATCAGTTACGTTAATGATTTTAAACCTCAGTCGAAGAAAAGAAAGAAGAAATCCCAAAAGTTGCGAATATCCGGCGACCAAAAATTGCGAGATTTTGCTTTATCCGATGGAGAGGTTGAAAACATATTTGATATATTAGAACAGGAGTTCCCAGAGTTATGAAGGAAGATGGTTTATTGCCTTGTGCGCGTATGTGTATAGAGGAGAAAATGTGTTGTAAAGAAAGCGACTGCCGAAATTGGATTGATTATGTAGGAGAGCAAAATTGTTGTCTAATATCTACTTATGAAAACGGACCAATGACGTTGCGAGAGGTTGCCGATAGGCTGGGAATTTCCTTCGCGAGAGTAAAACAAATAGAAACTCAGGCGTTAAAAAAGTTGAGAAAGCGCTGTAACATTGACGATTTGCTTTTTTAGGGTGTTTATCGTTTGTGATTACTATTTATGAATGAGTTTGACTTTTAAGGAGATTTATAATGGCTCACAAGAAACTACTAACAGAAGCAGAAATTAGACGCTTTATGAAGCTGGCCACCATTGGTGGAGTGGGCGATACTAGAATTCAGGAATACGGGTTCGATCCCGCGATGAGAGAAGAAGAGGAAGAAGAACTAGAAATGGGCGCCGAGGTGGAGGAACTACCCCCCGAGGAAGGCCCCCCAGAAGAAATGGAAATGGACATGGATGTGGAGGAACCCGTAGGCGACGAGGAAGACCTCGGCGGCATGGAAACTGGCGAAAGAGAAGAACTCTTGGCACAGGTTGTTGATGCCGTTGCTGGTGTGCTTGGCGTCGAAGCCGACGTTGAAGGTGTCGAGGGCGAAGAGGAAGAACTCGGAGAGCCCGAAGAAATGGACATGGAGATGGATATGGAGATGGATGCCGAAGAAGGGGGTGAAGAAGTCCCGGCAGACCTTGGTGGAGAAGAAGAAGAAGTAGAAATGATGGGTGAAGAAGCCATCGTAAATGAAGTCGCAAAGCGCGTTGCCGCACGACTTGTAAAAGAAAGCCGCCGAGAGAAAATGGCGGAACAGTTAACCGAACGCATCTTCGCGAGATTAACTAACAAATAGTACTTGACAAATAGTTTCTAAGCTGTTATATTATAACCACTGAGGACAAAAGTTCTCGGTGGTTTTTTTTGGAGGGAACCAGATGGAGTTTTTTCTGTACTTTCTAGTTTTTTTGCTGGGATACACGACGTGTAAGTTATTTTATTTTATAATAGGAACGAGAAAGAGTATACAAGTTGTTCGATTGGCCCAATTGGTAGGGCTGTCTATTATTGCTCGCTCGCTTGAAAACTTTAGTCATTCTAAGTATTACGCCATGTGTACGATGAAAGAGAATGGCGAGAGCGATCACAATATAGACGCCTTTAAGTGTCTACACACAGAAGAGTTAGACAGATACAAAAGAAGATCCATTGAAGAGATGATTAACGTTCATGGCAAGATCTTTAATCAAGTTGTGGACTTTAACGATTGGAAATCTGCCATGAAATACCTCGAAACCAACAAGCAAGAGTTTATTGATCTTATGTATAGGAGCACAAATGATTAAAAAAATTGGGAAGACTATTTTGGAAATTGTGGCTGGAAGCAGCAAGGATAAAAAGATTGTAGTGGTGGATCCAGCAGCGTTGAGGAAGTCGAAGGGTCCCCCACCGGAACCCGACTTGAGAATCGTTGGCATCTTTGGCGATGTAGACGAAGAAAAGGTTACAGAGACGACCCACTCGTTTTTATATATGAACGAGATGAACAGGCTCACCGAAAAAGAAGAAGACCGCAGACCCATTGAGTTTTATATTTCGAGTTATGGCGGCAACGCTGATGATATGTTCGCACTTTACGATATTATGCGACAGATCAGAGAGGAAACAGAAATACATACAATCGGAATGGGCAAGGTTATGTCAGCGGGCGTTCTGCTCCTCGCAGGGGGTACAAAGGGCAAGCGCAAGATTGGGAAGAACTGCCGCGTAATGATTCATTCTGTTATCGCTGGTAATCACGGGAACGTTCACAATCTTGTTAATGAAATGGAGGCAATCCAGGGACTGCAAGAAATGTACATTAATTCGTTGGTGGAGGAAACAAAAATGTCAAAAACTAGAATGAAAAAAATGTTAGAACGTAAAGTGAATGTCTATTTATCAGCAGAAGAAGCGGTTGAGTTAGGAATTGCCGACGAAATCATTTGAGGTTTATGAATGTCTGATCTACGAAA